CCTTCTTCATCTCTTACGAGGCGAAGAAGCACGAAACCCACAACGCTTCCTTCAACCCGAACCTACCCATTTACATCTCCCTTGACTTCAACTTGCAACCCTTCTGCGGTCTGGTGGCTCAGATGTGGACGGATAGCCAAGGGGACCACGTTCACATCGTTGACGAGTTCCAGGTCACGGACGGAAGCATCCCCAAGATGGTGGACACCATTAAGGCCAAGTACGCCCCCTTCCTGTTCTCCTGCCTGCTCACGGGCGATGCAATGGGTAAACGGGGCGATTTATCGCAGAGGGACAATGCCAACTACTACGAACAATTAGCGAGGGGCTTGGGATTGGCGCAGAGGCAGATTAAGGTCGCTCCGAACCCGAAGCACGAGAACAGCCGGGCGCAATGCAATTACCTGCTCCAATTCCACCCCGACATCAAGATAAACCCGAAGACGGCCCCCGGCGTGGCAAGGGACATGAAGATGGTGGCGTGCGATGCCGCTGGCAACATCATAAAGCGAAACCGATACATCATTACCCAACAGTCCGACTTTGCCGACTGTTTTCGGTATCTTTGCAACAGCTTCTTGAGCGAATGGTACCTTAAACACCTCAAAAAGAGCGGTTACACACACTTTAACAACAATTTTGTCCCCGAACTTAAAACCCAACCAAGCCGATGAGTTGTCTTGAATGCACCGACTGCCCCGATATTGGCACCTTTGACATCTGCGCCGATAGCGTTGTGATTGGCTATACCACGCCAAGCGCCGCTGTTGCCGTTGTGATTACCGATGTGACCCTTGACCGCCCCTTCCGTTTCACGATGGCCACGCCCGTGTCGGGAGCGATCACCATCCCCAACGCAACGATTGATGACCTCCAAGCGTATTTCGCCATTGGCCGAACCTACGAGGTACGGGCTTATGCGAGTTACACCGGCGGTCCATCGCCCAACTTGGACGGCGTTAAATTACCGCTGACCCTTCCTCCGACCTACACGACTCCCGAATCCTGCTTTTCCTTTCAATTCAAATATATCAACCCGTAAGATATGCTGACGAAAAAGGAACGACACGCCCCTTGCGTGTTTGCATTGCCCGAATCCTTGCGGTTTTCTTTGCCAAAGTACAACATCACCCCATCTAAACCCAATCCCATGAAAAACCTAATTCTCCCCCTCCTTCGCCACGCATTGACCTTCGCTGGCGGTTTACTCGCTGCGAAAGGCTATTTGGACGAATCGTCCGTTGCCGAAATCGTTGGTGCAACCATCTCTCTGGTGAGCGTCCTTTGGATGACCTTTGAGAAGAAGAAATGACATCTCTTGACACGCTGGCACGGGCTTTAGTTGTAAGCCTGATGACCGTATCGCTGTCCATTATGCTTGAGGAGGAACAACTCCTCGGCAAGGTGGGCAAGTGGTTCAAGAAAACCATCCCCCCGCATAAGTTCCCCAACCTTCACAAACCTATTTATGGGTGCGTGGGTTGTATGGCTTCGGTATGGGGAGGCATCTTCTACCTTGTAACCGCTCCGCTGATGGGCTTTGACCTCCTGCAAATGGGTGTCGTGATGCTCGTGGGCGTAAGCCTCAATTTCATCCTCATTAAACTCTCGTGATACACAAACTCGTTTACAAGCTTTTCAAGAAGGAGCTGACCCAAATGGTGTGGGACGATACCTACAAGCCCGACAAGATGCGTGGCTTGAAGTTTGCGCTGACCTGCCAGGGCCACCGGTATTTCATTTACCAGAACATCTTTGACATCCCCATTGACCGAATGGGACGGATCCAAGACCTCGTGATTCAGTTGCAGCGGATGGTTTCAAGGGAAGAGCTGGATGTCTTCCTGGAGAATATGGAGGGGGCCTTGAACAAGGCCGTGGATGGCACCGCCGTGAAGAACCTGGCGCAGATTGGCTTCCTTGTCGGGGAGATGCGCAGGAGGAAGGATATGCTCGTTCACCCCGAAGTGATGATGGAGTTGGCTGGAGCGGTGTTGATCCGTGAAGACCAAAATCCTGGGGAGTGGAACAACGAGTTTGAGCTGAAGAAGGTGGAGGCGTTTAGGGAAGCGTACAAGGGCAAGGAGTTGTACGATTTTTTCGTTTTAGCCGGGCTGAGTCAGTTCTTTCCCAATATAGAACATTTAGAAGAAGATTGGACAATCTTCTGGGAGATGGCCTCGTCCCGGCTGGAGCAGACGAGGGAACTCCTGAAATCCGAAATCTCGGCTCGGAACTCTACCTCAACGACTTAAATTGGCGTGAGTTCTTCGTTTTCTTAGCGAGGGGCGATATATTCCTATACAAGGAGTATATGAAAACATCCGTTGAGGATGTCTTAACTTTGCTCAAGCATTTCCAGGAGGAAAGGCAACGCAAAGCTAAACAAGACACCAATGGCTGATAAAATATCGGTAAGTTACGATGCGAATATAGACGAGATGAAGCGAAAGCTTGAAGAGCTTATTGGTCTAAATGACAAGCTCGCTCAACACGCTTTTGCTGCGGCCAAGGCCATCGGTGCCATAGCCGATGCCAAAAAGGGTATGTCTGGAAACATTAAGATTGTTTACCAAGACATTGTAAAGATTGACAATTCAATCAAAACAACCAACGATACTATTCTTAAATTTGGGCAGGCCACCAAGAATGCAGCGGGAGGCCTTGGCAAGATAGACAACTCTATTAACACCACAACCACGAAAATTACCCATTTTGATAATTCGGTAAAAAGCACGGTTAATACCGTTAATAGCCTTGACAACTCTATAAGGGGGTCTTTTAACACCATTAATAAAATTCCTGCCAAGATGGATTTGGCAGAAAAAAGCGTTTCAAAGTTTGACGCTGGAATTGCGGGAATTGGAAAAGCCATAGGTGCGGTTTTTGTTGTTGATAAAATTGTGCAATTTGCCAAAGAGCTGATACAGCTTGAGCGTGAATTTGAGATGATTCAAAACCGAATGAATTTCGTTTTTGACACGACTGACCGAGGCGAAGCGGGTTTTGAAAGATTGCGAAACCTATCCATTAGGCTTGGTCTTGATGTGAAGGAAACGGCCAATGCCTTCTCAACCTTTGGTATAGCCGCAAAGATGGCTGGCTTTTCTTCTGAAGACTCTGAAACCATATTTAAAAGAGTTGCGGTATCGTTGAGGGGTGCCGGTGCGAATAGTCTTCAAACAAGCAGGTCTTTTTACGCTTTGCAACAGATGCTTTCTAAGGGCGTGGTTTCTGCGGAAGAATTAAGGAGGCAGTTGGGTGAATCGCTCCCAGGTGCATCCGATTTAATGGCCGAAGCGTATCAAAGGCTTCACCCCGAAGTGAACGTTACCAACGCTATGTTCAACAAGCTGTTGGAGAGCGGTAAGATTATGTCTGCTGAGATTTTGCCTGAGTTTTCAAAGGTGTTGGAAGAAACCTTCTCCCCTGCGGTTGAGGCCAAGATGAAAAGCCTTGATGCGGCTATAAATCGTTTAAATAACGCTTTTGAATCTTTGAAGTTGACCATCTTGGATGCGCAATTTGTTGCTAAGGGGACAAATTTCATTGCGGATTATGTTGACAATATTGCCGTTGTAATGAGGTCAAATATGCCGACATATCAAAAGTTTGGAGAGATATTATTACACCTTCTTCCAAATCTTCCATTTGCGGGATTTTTTGGCCTTGATAGAAGCCTTGCGCAGACAGCACAAATACTTAGGGAAAGAGAGGCCGAAATTCAAAGGATGGAGGATCTTGCCAACAAGATAAGAGACAGATATATTAAAAGCGTGGCAAATCGTTTTTTAGAACTGAACGATGGAAGTTTCACGAAAGCCATTCAAGCCCAAGGACGATTGTTGAGGCAGGAAATGGCAAAAACCACTAAAGACCTAACTGAACAAGAGATGCTCCAAAGAGAGACTCGCTTGGAAAATGCCCGTTTGGTCTTGTCCGAATTGAACAAGATGCAAACCCAAGCGGAAAGCTCGTTCCAAGACAATAAAGAGGCAGAAGAAAAAGCCGCATTAGACGCAAGGAAAGCCGAAATCGCTGCCGCTAAGGAATTGCTGGCCGCCGAAGAAACGAGGCTCTTAGCCCTCACCGAAGGAACCACGGCGTATTACAACCAACTCGTAAAAGTCATTGATGCCCAAAAAAACCTTGCCAAAATTGAGTTAAGGGATAGGCCAAGGCAAAGGGATTTGGAAATCGCAAAACTTGACAAAGAATTAGAGAAGGCAAGAAAGATGGCTGATGAGAAATTAGACAAGGAGAACAGAAAACAAACAGAGCAGCAGCTTGAGTTAGCTGTCGTTGCTGCTAAAAAAATTGTTGAAACCACAAAAGAAGGAACGCAAGAAAGGGCCAATGCCGAGAAATGGTTGGCCTTGGAGGTTGCTGAGCTTGAAAAGTTTAAGGTGACAATATCCACCGATTCCGAGGAATTGAAGGCAGAAAAAATAGCCCTTATTAACGAGGAGCTAAAAAACAAGCTCAAAAAAATAGACCTTGACTACGCTAAAGACCAAAAAGAAACTCAAGATAAAATTGTTGAAGGCCAACGAAAAGCCCAAGAAAAGATTGCCGATATAATCCAAAAGGCCAATGACCTTATTGAGAAAACCCAATTAGACACATACAGACGGAGAAGGGCCATTGTAAAGCAACAATTTGAGGCAATGGCTAACGACATCAAAGAGGCGATGTCTCAAACGGGGGACTTTGAAGCCTTGGCCCAATTAGCCAAAGCCCTTTCGGGCGTTGAACAAGCAGGAAAGAAAGCCATATCAAGCCTTGACCTAAACCAAGTCGGAGAGGTTATAGATGATATTGGAGGGCTGTATTCTGCGGTCGCTGGGTATCAGTCAACGCTTTTGAACAACGAGGCGATATTGTTGAAAGAGCAGCTTGACCAAAAGTTGATTAGCGAGGAGGAATACAACAGGAAGTCTCTTGAGCTTGAAAAGAAGAGGTTTGAGCAAGAAAAGAAGGTTGCCACATTGGAGGCCACCATTAATGCGGCTTCGGGTATCGTTAAGGCCATTGCTCAACAAAAGTATTGGCAGGCCGCTTTGATTACGGCAACGCTTGCCGCTCAAATTGCCGCCATTCAGTCCCAACAATTTCCGGGGTTCAAAGATGGGGTGATTGACATTAACGGCCCAGGCACCGGCACATCCGACAGCATTCCTGCAAGGCTCTCTCGTGGCGAGTCGGTAATGACCGCAGACGAGACCAGGCGATACAAGCCCGTCCTTCAAGCCATCCGTGACAACAACTTTGAGGAGTTTGTTTCCAAGCGATACATTGATGCAATGGGGAGTCAAAATGTTTCTTCAGCCGTAGGCAATTCCTTTGCTGAAAACTTGACCAACTCGTTTGACCTTCAAACCGCAGAGTTAGCGCATTTGTTAAAGCAGAACAGGAAAGTTGCGATAAAGAATGTGGACGAACTTGCTAAAGCGATGTCAAGGCGAAACACGACCGAAAAGGTCATAAACAGAAGGAGATTCAAATGAGCTATGTCGTAACGCTTGATGGCGTTGTATTGAAGAACGAGCCGATGGACTTGTTGGATGCCTCTGTGGAGGTTTACAGAGATAGCCAAAACCCAGGCATATTCAACACCTTTATATCGGAGGTTACATTTTGGGGCGATGGGTATGACATTCTTTACTCGTACTTTAATTCGGATGCCGTATGCAAGACCGTTCCTATCACGATAGTTCAACAATGCGAAGACGGCTTGGATTTCAAGGGGATTATTTATGTTGATGACCTGGAGGTTAACCTTGAGAAATGCACCATATCCTGCTCTATTGAGGACGATTCAATTATCGGAAGAATCACAAGATTCAATGAAACCAAGGTTCCCGTAAATGGGGGCAAGAGTATGTCTTCTCCTGCCGATGGCGGCGTTTCGCTTTCAGACATAGGGGCGTTAACAACGACCCCGTATTATGATTTATCAACCAATACACCAACGCTGATAAACAAGCGATGGTTCAAGATACTTGAAACCACCGATTACGTTCTCAAGTACATTACGGACGGCAAGTGCAATGCGACAAGTAGCTATTTATCAAACAGCGCATACACCTACACGCCCGACACTTGGAGCGTTGTTCTTGACATCAAACCATTTGTTTCTATCCCTCTATATTATCCTCCAAGTGCGCAATTTAACGAGTACGTTATTAAGATTAAAATATCGGGCGATATTTTTGGCGATGATGTAATTGTAGAGGAAACGATAAATCTTCCAGGCATAGACAGCACTGTGTTAGGGAATATCACCAAGAGGGATATTGGGAGAAATCTTGCGATAGCCTTAAATTCTTCAAGGACATTTAACATAGACGCACCTTCTTGGCCCGATGTGTATGTTTTTAACAAGAACGCCGTTAACAGGGGTGATTTGCCTATTGGCGTTATTGTTCCTGACAACATAAACAATACAGGCCAAGCATATCCAAATGGAGTGCCAATCGTTTTGATATTCCCTTGGAATGTTCAGTCCATAACTTGCTTGGACTTTTACAACAAGACCACCGGCGTAAGCTTTATGAGCAGCATAAACTTTACAGCCGTAAGCCCATCTGCGAGCAATTTGACCATTCGGACACAGTTTAATTACGGAGCGCACAATTTCGTGTTTACCTCTGGGAACATATTGAAGTCTGGCCCGAAGAACGCTTCTGCCAACCCGCTTGTAAGCCCTCCGTTTGAAGGTCGGGAAGAATTGATGAACGTGTCCTTCAACGATTTAAGCACGGGTGTTTACTCGCTTTTCAATTTGTGTATTATCCCCAAGAGAAATTCAGACGGAACATACACCATACAAGTGGAGCCAGAACCCGAAACCTTTAACATCTCAACGCAGATATTTGAACTTGAGGACATTAAGGACTTGCTATTCAAAAGGGGAGACACCTTTGTTTTTTCGGCCTTGCAAACGGGCCTTACTGGTTCACGCACGAATTTCTATTTGCATCAGGGCATTGGCTTCACGACCGATTCTTGCTCGGATAGTTCGCTGAATGCGACTTCAACATTTTACCCCGCTAATTGGAGTGACACATCCTACTTGTCGGACAACATTTCGGATGAGAGCATCTATATGGCCGAGAAGCTGCCATCATCCACGAGTTACCCCAACAATATCGCCTTTTATCCCGTAAAAAGACTTGGTGTCACGGCAACGTACAATATGGCAGGGCAGCAAGTCCCTCCTGCCACGATTACCTTTAATAACGATGCGGAAACCTGCTTTTCGGTTATTAACCACTTTGTCGCAAGGAACCACGTTAACAAGACAAGGAATGGGTACTCGCTATCTGGAAGAAAGATACCAAAGACCAACAACACCTTCCCTTGGTGGAACATAAGCGGCATTGACACGGATATGAAGAATGAGTTGTCTTTTGAGTACCCAATCACGACCGCTCAATTAAACGACATTATTGACAACCCTTTTGGCTATATCCTTTGCGATGGCCGCAAGGCGTGGATCAAGAAGATTTCTTTCTCCATTAAGACGGGAATGACTAACTTTGAACTTCTGACCGAATGATTACACCAAACCAACCAATGGTATGCGTTCCATCGTCTTCAACGCAGAATGTCGCTCCGTATGACGCATTGACCAATGCCAACTATTACGACATTGAGGGTTCGGCGGCATTCTTGGCTGACTCAAAGCTTACCTTTTGGGGTGGCCGTAGCGGTGCGAGTGTTTGGAGTATCTATACAAGTCGGGCCGTTAGCGATGGGGCTATACCGCTGACCGACCAATACTATTCACCGAATTACCCCTTTACCCCAAGTCTTTTTCAGCAGACCCCTTGGGAGCGATACACCTCAAGGTCTATTCAGGATGGGGCGTTTACATCGACCCCCTTTGACTTTGGGGGGGCTTGCACTCAAAGCTCAAAGAGCGATTTTTATGAAATATCTGGCCTTGAGGACATCTCTTGCGAGGCGGTTATTTACAACGAGTTCCTATCCCTTGTTGATACGCCCAACGCCACAGTTTTTGTGGATTTCGGCATACGAAATGCGTGCGATTACGGCATTGTGCGGTTCAATGTGTCCAATTTTTCCTACAATAGCAGGTCCATTACCTACGGGGCCGCTATTGCTCAGGGTCTAAGCACGGTGAACATAACGGGCAATGGTTCGTATTCCCTGCCCGTTATTTTGAATCCCCTTGGGGCCACTTCATCGTTGTCTCCGAACGGATCCACCAACTTCTTCATTCAGTCTCTCGGCCCAGAGCCGTATGTCCGTTTTGACATTGATGATATTGAGGTCTTTTGTTTCACGCCCGATGAGTTGAATTGCGACTCTTGCAAGACGGGGGAATACCAACAACCCGTTCTCCTTGAGGCCATAGACTATTGGGCCGAGATGAACAAGAGGGCCGATAGCCAAAACGCTATCCCTGCACTCACCGCTGTCCCTTATGGCCCTTGCGAGGACTTGTTTAAGGCGAGAATGGAAAGCCTTATGCTTGGCCAAGACGATTACAAGGCCGAATTGTTGAGCTTCCAAGTGGATGACCCTTTCTGCGGGCAATACGTTTTCAACTCCGACTTTGAACTCCTTACGAGTACAACCAATGCGTTTGTTCCCTATGCTATTGGGACGAATGTGAGGTACGTTGCGGATGGGTGGACTACTGCTTTTTGTGCGTTTTCCCTAAGCGGTGCGACATACGAAAAAGCGACATTCAGCTATACCTGGGCTATTTTTAGTGGAATATCCTCTTTGGCGTTACTCTCATCCAGGCAAGGACTTGAGACAACCAATGCGGTAATGAATCAACCGAATACGGTTTATCGGATTTCGCTAACCGTTGAGGCATACGGGGCAGGGTTTGTTTCAAGCGGCATTGATGTTTTCGCTCGTGATAATTCAGGCTTTTCTGTCAATTTGGGCAGAATCCTTGAGCCTGGGGATCATTCGTTCTACTATCGGACAACATCCTCTTGGAATACTTTTGCCAAGTTGA